TTGGTATTACGGCACACTTGCAAGACAAGCATGGCTTGACAGAGGTATTAGAAACCTACCACAAGCAACAGGAAATCAATATCTTTACAACCATGAAGTAGGGTTTGATGATGACGGTTCTGCTATGACATCGTTTATTGAATCATCAGCCATTGACATAGGAGATGGTGATAAATTTTTATTTATAAAACAAGTTATTCCTGACATTACATTTAATGGTTCTACTAGTGTGAATCCCGATATAGCGTTTACAATGAAGTCTAGAAATAATCCTGGAGCTAATTTTAATGAAACAACACAAGCTACAACTCAACGCTCTGCAACAAGCCCTGTTGAACAGTTTACAGAAAAATTAAATTATCGTTTACGAGGTAGATCTTTTGCTTTAAGAATTGACTCTACATCACTAGGAACAAAATATAAATTAGGTACACCAAGAATAGATATTAGGGAGGATGGTAGACGCTGATGTTAATAACCAGTATTCCTCAGTATATTCAAGGTGTTACAAACGCAAAGGTAGATTTAACCACAACGAATCTTACGACTTTGTTTACAGTTCCTAGTGATGCCGATTTTAATGCAGCAGTTGTAAACTCAATATTAGTATCAGAAGATAGTGGTAATGCAGATACGATAACAGTTACACTTGTAAGTGGTAGTGATACATTTAGTTTATTTAAAGTAAAATCAGTGGGGGCTAATACTACTGTAGAATTACTATCAAAAGATTTGATATTACAAAGTGGAGAAGTATTAAAAGTTCAAGCAGCAACAGCAAATAGATTGCATGTTGTAGCAAGTATTCAAGAGTTATCTAAAACAAGAGTAACAACGAGTGCTATATCAAGAATCTAGATAAAAGGATTGTAAAATGAATTATTATAAGTTATGGTATTGTCATGATTGCTCCGTATGAAAACCAAGCTAGAGGATTAGCAAGTTTAGGTCGGTTTGAGGACACTTATATTGTTCATGCTGCCGAAGGCGAAACAGTTATCCCTAAAGAAGTATTAGCAGGCAATCCTAAATTAAAAGAAGATATTTTTAAACAGATGAGAGCAGTAGGTATAGACCAACCTGAAAGTTATGTTGTTGGTAATGCTCTAAATTCTATTAATCCTAACACTGGACAACCAGAATTTTTCTTTAAAAAATTAAAAAGATTTCTTCCTACGATTGGTGCGATAGTTGGTAATATTATAGCTCCAGGAATAGGTGGTGCTATTGGCTCTGGTCTTGGATCATTAGCAGCAGGTGAGCCTGTAGATAAAGCCCTTATAAATGCTGGTGTCGCTTATGTTGGTGGAAAGTATGTAGCTCCTGAAATAGATAAAGCAGTAGCTGGAGTTAGTGGAACAAGTAGTGTTCCAACAATAGGGTCAATAACAGGTGCAGGACAAGCATTTACTCCTGCAGCATTCCAAACAGGAACATCTACTGCTGGAAGTATTTTATCAGGGGCAGGAGCAACAATACCACAAGTTGTTACAGCAGGATTAGGTCCATTAGTAGGAAAAGAAATAGCTAAATTAGCTGAACCTATAGAGCCAGAAGGTGAAGGAATGTCAAGACAGCAAATAGTAGATAATTATTATGCTGCATTAGCAAGAGGTGAAAACCCTGAACTACCTCCTGAATTAACTCCTCCACCACAAAGTGCTTTATTTGGATTAGAAAAACAGGGTGCATCAACTGATCCAAAAAAATTATTAGCAGATGTTGATTATGAAGCTCTATTAAATAATATTCTTAGTAGACAAATGTTTTTAAATGCTGCTGGGGGTGGTTATATTAAAGGTCCAGGAACACCAATAAGTGATTCTATTCCAGTAAGGGTATCTAATACAGAGTTTATAAATACAGGAAAATCAGTCGCAGGAGCTGACCCTACAGGACAAAATAATCCTGATAGAGGTGCTGTGGTTATGGAAGGAATCATGAGAGCTTTCGAAAAAAGAGCAGATAAAAATGCGAGGATGGCGTAATGGCAACAACTGAACAAACCGTAATAAATAGACAAGCCCCTTTTTTAGAGGATTATGCTCGTAAACTTTTAGAATCAAGTTACCAAAGATCACAAGATGCTGTAGATGTGCCTGATATAAGAGTTGCAGGATTTACTCCTGATCAACAAGATGCTGTAACAAGAACGAGAGAAGGATTAGGAACTTTTGCACCTTTTTTACAAGGAGCAAGTCAAGCTGTTGAAGAAGCGATTGGTAGACCTTCTATAGATCAAACATTCGGTGCACAAGGTATAGCTTCTTTTATGAATCCTTTTACACAAAATGTAATAGATACAACTTTAGCTGATATAGGAAGGCAAGGGCAAATAGCTCAAAATCAACTAGCTGCACAATCCGTGGGTCAAGGAGCATTCGGTGGATCTAGACAAGCTATTGCACGAAATGAACTTGCATCAAATATTTTAGATCAACAAGCTAAGACAGCAGGTCAGTTAAGAGCAGCAGGGTTTGAATCTGCTTTACAACAAGCAAGGAACTTAGCTGATGCACAAATAAGAGAAAGAAGTTTATTAGGTCAATTAGCTGGACAGCAAGCAGGATTAGGTGGTTTACAACAACAGTTACAACAACAAGATGTAGCAAATTTATTAGGAATAGGATCATTACAACAAGGTCAAGCTCAAGCTCTACTTGATGCTGCAAGACAAGGTGATTTACAACAAGCCTACGAACCATTCCAAAGATTAGGATTCTTTAGTGATATACTAAGAGGTGTTCCTACAGCTTCGCAAACAGTTACTGCGACAACTGCACCTACTCCTTCCTTACTTTCTCAAATAGGTGGTGTTGCTGCAACAGGATTAGGATTAGCAGGACAATTAGGGTATAGACCTTTCGCAAAAGATAATACAGGACTTGGTTCTTTTAATTTTAATTTAGGAGGTAGTAGGTAATGCAACAAAGAGGGGGCATACCTTTTGGGTTATTAAATGTTCAAAATGATCCTTTGTTTCAAACAGCAGGCAAATCTAGATTTTTGCAAAGTAATGTAAACCAAGTAAATCAAAACGATTTAAAACAGTTAGGAAAAACAAGTATAGAGAAAAACTCACAAGGAATATCAGCCGACGATATTTTTAAAAAAACAGCACCAAAAGTAGAAAGTTTAGCTACCGATGATAAAAATACAGTCGATTCTAATTTAACAGGTTTATATGATGGTAGTGGCGATATAGCAAAAATAATGGGAGCATTATCAAAATTATCTAAAGACGATAAAGCTGATAAATTATATCAAGACTTAATAGATGAAAAAACAACACCAGAAGACGCAAAAGCAAAAGTAAATAAATTTTTTGGTGTAGATAAAACAGAAAAAACACCTGCATGGGCAGATGCTGCTTTAGCAATAGGTTCTCAATTATTAGCTCCACCAAAACCAGGACAAACAACATTTCAACAGTTTGGAACTGCTCTTGCTGCAGGTGGTGTTGCTGCAAAAGCAAAGAAAAAAGAGGAACGAGCAGAGGATCTTGCTATAAATAAACTTGCTTTTGGTGTTTATAGAGAAGATGAAAAAACTAGAAAAGCATTAGCAAAACAATATGCAACTTATAAACAAAAAAGATTACAAGATACAACTAAACTAGGTTTAGATTTAAGTAAGTTGTTTTTTGATAAACAAAAATTCGAATTAGAAGAAGATAAGTTTGCTGAAACACAAGGGAAAAATTACGCTAAATCTATCACCGATACAGTAAAAACTTTTCCTGAAGAAGTTCGTGGTAATTTATTTGATGCAGTGCAGAAAGATAAAAAGTTTTTAAAAGGTGTTGAAATAAAAGATGTACCAAGTGCTATTTATGCATTAGCCAAAAGTGCAGGAATAAAAACAGATAATGTAAAAGGATCTGATATTGTAAAAAGTGAATTTAAAATTAATACAAAGCCACAATTTGACAGATTAAAAACTGCTTATCCAAATCTTGGTTGGGGTGACTATGATCCATCAAAAACATATATATTAAGAGGGTTTC